ACCAACTCAACCTTTACCTGAGGTGGCAAAGATTTATGTCTAGCGATCCTGAGCATAATTGCATCAGAATCTTGACAACTGAGTGTAGTGTATAGAAGTAAATCTAACATGGGATGAACGCTCCGTTCCGCGACTTACTTGCGTCCTAAGTAAAAGTACCATCGCACTGACCATCAACTTTTGACTTGAAATAACCTATGAGATTGTACTTCGATCGTTGATCGATGTCGTCCCTCATCTGAGTTTCAACCGCTAGTTGTAAGAACCTTTCACAAGACATATGCCACCCATAAGGTGACGGATCGTGATGGGCTAAGGTCAGTGCCAATAGTATTGATACCATTGGATGAACGTACAGGTATTATATACCTTATGGATTATATAGTCAAGTAGTAATGTATCTTCTGATACATTTTAAAAAACCTTAGGGGTCAAAAATTTTGTGGAAAATTTTTTCCCCCAATTTTGGAATCACTTCTTCTTTTTGTTTTTGGGTGCTTCAACACCATACAGTTTGGGGTTGACCCTACCCTCAGTCTGGTTCATGGTCACGAAATCTTTCTTGTACTTGTCATAGTAATGGTCAAAGATTTCAGACTGCTTTGCTGCTGCAGCAATATCATAATGGGATACATCATCCACCTTATATTCAACTAAGAATGAGTTGTTAGGGAGATCACGATCTTCTGCAGGTTCTTGACCGCAGTCTTCAAATAAAATTTTCATAAGTTTCAAGAGCGGTTTCCCCACTGAATATCAGGATATGCTTGAGACACAATGTCTTTAGTAATTTTGTATTTGGATTCCAAATCTTTATCTTTTACAAGACAAAGAAGTTCTGCCTCCAGTGGGTGCAGACCCTGCAGGAGGTTAATGAACATTGACTCACGACGAATACCATTCATAGCGTCATTACCACCTTTGATAAAGTGGTAAAAGTTCTTACACTCACGACGAATAGTGGTTCGACCTTGCTGGTCTGACGTGCCGATAGAGAATGAACCCGTCTCATACATTTTACGGGTTGCAAGGTCAATCTTCTTACTCAGTGTGCCACTTGAAGTAGTTTGTTCCTCATAAGAAGAAAATGGAACTTCACCAGGAGGAAGAACACTGATAACACTTTCATCAAAGTTCCAGATGAAAAGCATCTTCAGTGATACATGCTCATGTTTCTTCAGAGCCTCAACTTTCTTAGCTGCTGAACGTTGCTTACTAACAAGGTCGAGAACTTCAAAAGCAAGAGGGTTCTTAGGCAACTCCAAAGATGCAGTTTGCCTTGGTTTTGCTGTAGTAGCAGGTTTTTTAGCCTTCGTCGTCGTGGCTTTCTTCGTTGTCGTCATAATAGTTTTCAAAGTTGAATGCAATAACCTCATCAGGAATCAGGTTGCCCTGATTATCAAACATTTCGGGGTGAGGTCTTGGTACTTCCCGATAGTTCATCATGTATTCTCTTGCAACCCATCCACCTATTAGTCCCACAACTAAAAACAATACGGTTAAGAAAGAACCGAAAACTAAACTTACTGCTAACATTGATTTTACCTCGGGAACTAAAGTTTCTTCCTTATACTCAAGGAAAATTCTAACTTGATGGTTACTTCCCGTTTGAAAAAGCAAACCATCTTGTCAAAAAGAATATGGATGTTTTTTGGTTGCCTTTTTACACCTCCACTAAGAATAAAATCAACACCACGATTTCCGTGATCTTTTGTTTTATTTATGTCAAGATTTGATAACTTGTTTTCTTTTGAGGAACCTGATTGTGTCAACACACCCTCCCAATAATTCTTCATCACAAAGGACTTGAGGAAACGTAGATCCCTGTCCAAACTTATCATAAAACTCAGACCTAGTAAAGTCTTCTTCTAAAGTAAAAACTTCGAAGTCATTACCAGTTAACTCCATAACTTGCTTAACTTTGTAGCAATAAGGACAGTTTTCTTTTGAGTAAATTTTAAACTTCATCAATCGAAAAAGAATATGTGAAATAAACGTGAGTCTTCAAGAGTCTGTCCAAAGTATTTTGATGCTGCATGAATGTTTTGAGCATCAAAAATAAACAGTCTATTGAAAACGTTTCCAATGCTATCTATAAGATCGAACTTGGTGGAATCATAAAACCCACCATCAAATGCAGTTCTTATGTTAGCATCAGATGATTTCCTAGCACCATTCTTACTAGCAAATAGTGATGTGCCACAGTCATATGGCGCATCAGGCGTCAAGTATATCATAGCAGCCCAGGTTTGTCCATCGTGATGATAGACAAGACTATCTTGAGCAGTGCAATATTGAAACTTACCACACATACCATGAGATTCCCACTCACGGATCTGTATACCCATTATCTTTTCAAACGCTTCCTTGGTTCCAGGTAAAAAATATTGATGTTTAGTTCTGCAACCCTTGTAATAGTCCTTTTCCTCAACAAACTCTTGTTTCATGGCAAAGTTTCTTACTGCCATTGGGTCTGCATAAAAGTTATCCACAACCCAAGTGGTCATCTGTGGTTTTCTATTCAGTTTTAATGGAACAATTCTCATGAGTTTTCACAGGCAATACTATGCAAATACTTACCATACCCGCCAGTGTCAATATAGAAGTTTGTATTGACTAAGAAGTAAAGATCAGGAAATGGGATGGTTCTATGTGGATCAACAAGACGCTCTGTCTGCATCTTCATCGTTTCATAGTCACCAAGTTCATTATAACACTCAGCAAGCCCTACGATGCTCTCATTGCGGCGTGGACACCAATCTTCTGCCTCAACAAAGAATGAAATGGCTTTCTCAAACTCCTGACTCTTACGATACATCTCACCAATACAATAGAGACTCATGTAAATCATCTCATTGACAAATGGTTCTTCAATATTCTTATAGTTGTGTACCCTATCAAGATAGTTTTCAAAATAAAAGATAGAGCGTCTAGCATATTCTTTGGTATGAGTCATCCCAAGAGGATAATCACCAAGGTTTACCGCATCATAGTAACTCTTACCAATATACCAAAAATGATATGGATCTTCCAAAAGTTTACCACCAGCAACTTGAGTCTTCTCAAGTTCTACAGCGTCCACAAGGAACTTATTAGGGTCTTCCCAAGTAACACCATCATTAGTAATTACATGCCTGAACCCAGGAGCTAAGTTAAATGCATTATGTTGAGCACCACCACGAAGATGAACAGTCTCATGACGACGATCGTGCTCAAAATACCAAGCTAACTTAGCGTTCCAGAACCAAGTCCTGTAGTAGATAGAACCGGCACTTCTTGCAGTGATATTGAAACACTCAAAGTTTGTATCATTGATAGGAGACCAGTCAAAGTCATCATCAACTTCTAACTGCTCATCAGCATCCATACGAAGAATCCAGTCACATCCATGCTCAGCGTTAAGAGCAGTCTGTAGTGTATGGTCTCTGTTTATTCCAGGATAATCCCATTCATGGTTGTATGTAAACCCAGGAATGTCTTTATCCTTGAAGAAGTCTTCAATAATATTTTGAGTATTGTCATTACCATTGCACTGAATAACCCAGTAATCAATGTATTCATAACAAGACTTGAGCATTCGTTCGATACAGTGCTCCTCATTCCCAACCATTGCGTTGAGACAAATCTTTGCTTCTTTTTTCATATCGAAAGAATTCCAGGCAAACGAGTTTCATTTTTGATGGCAACTAACCAGGCAGACACAACTGGAATATTGGGTGCCATCTCCCACGTATCTAGACGATAACTCTGGAAACGAATATCATTGTTTCTAATGTACCTTGCTTTGCTTGCATTAGTGTAATACCAGAAACTATGTTCGTTCCAGAAACTTACATGAGTAGGGTCTTGCCATGCTCCTCTTCCGTCTGTAGAAGGCACTTCAATGAATGCCCAACCACCATGTGCAAGAACACGGTGTATCTCTCTCATCGTCTTTACAGGGTCTCTCAGATGCTCAATGACATGACTAGCATTGAGAACACCTACAGAGTTATCTGGTAAAGGAATACCATCATTCAAGTCACAAGTGATATCAGCGTCTTCCTGATCGATGGTTATGTATCCAGGTCTTCCATCAATACCACCACCCATATCAACCATCATAAGGTCACGATGCTTAGCATCATACTCAGCTAGAGCAAAAGCATTCTCTCTAAAGATCTCTACCGTCTTGGTCTGTATCTGAGCGTTTCTTTCAAGATAAGTATTATCTCCAGTGATACGATACACATACAATGGTTTCTGAATGTGATGCATCTTGGTATTCAAGTATGTGCGAACCATCAGTTCATGGTCATCACAAATACTTAAGTCTTTATGTCCACCCAGTTCACGATAGACTGAAGTTCTCCAAGAGCGAACATGGTCTGGAGCATACCAAATGAAACCAATGCTATGACTGGTTGGTTCCCAGGTTTTCATAACCGTAAGGTCTTTACCTTCGTGGTTATATTTGTAATGTGTCCATCCGTGCTGAGCATTGTATGGAACAAAGTTATCATCAAGAATAGCAGAGTCGCTATATGCAAACCCAACTTGTGGATCTTGATATGCTTTGTTCAGTTCTTCAAGACAGTCTGGGGTGATGATGTCGTCAGAGTCAACCTCCACAAGAACATCACCTTCACCTTTGTGGAAGGCATGGTGCTTGTGATATCCAACATTCTTAGAGTCGCTATCAGTCTCAAAGATCTTTACCCGATTATCATTCAAGATTTCTTCGGGTAACTTTTCTTTCTCAATATCATTATTAAGCCACAAAACCCACTCCCAATTTTCATGGGACTGGGCTTTGATGCTATCGTATAACACCTTATGATAAGGTGTGTTTTTATGAGCAGGAGTTATTATGCTAAACTTTAAGTTCACAAAATAAAATCAGTTAGTAATATTATAAGTCAAGAAAGACTTTCAGTCAATCATTCACCACCAGGTGCTTCAGCCTCAGCAGCAGCATTACGAGCAGCAGCAGTGGTAACAATACCAAGATTATATGCTTGTTCTACTTGTGCGGTAACACCAACACCAATAGCAATACCATTAGCGTTGCAATGTGCTGTGTTCAAAGAAACGATTTCTTCAGTAGCAATACGAGCACGGTTGGTTGCTGCATTAGTAATCCAGTCATCAACATCAGCAGCGCAATATTCCATAGCCTTCTGCTCAGTGTCAGTTAATGTGATTGTATAGTCGGGCATTGGATGTATTAAAACTTACTCAGATATTTATATCATATTTTTATTTGTATTATCCCAATAAGTAACCGACAAATGATGTTTCTTTGTTGTTGCCACCGTATATGGATACGGTACTAGTATCCCCACTTCTATAATGGTATCCATAAATTTCTACATAATCATTCACGCTAAGATCAATAATATCCATAAAATCCATACCATTTGGATTATCATTTCCTCCAGTTCCTACCGGTCCAGAGAATCTTTTATATATGGATCCATTTTTATATATTTTTGCTTCCACCTGAAGTGTCGAGTAAATGTATAAGTGTCCCAGAAAAAGATATTTTCCAGCAACTGGTGCCGTAAATCTAAAATTTGTTGAACTATCAAAGTTTCCACCAACATCAAATATTTCTGTATTCCATTGAATTTTAGTATTGGTATTATGTGGTATATCTTGACTACTATTTCTGCGAACAGAAAATGCTGGTTGATATGGTAATGTTCTGTAACCATTCTTATCAATTTCAAATGCTGTTCCGTTATTAAACTCAAATTTTGCTAATGGTGAACCAGAAACATGACCCGCAGAACCTCTGTTACCCGCATTCTTTACGGTAAGTAATGCACTAACCATTGTGCTGCCGTTGCCCAATGTTGCAGCAATAACAGACTCTCCTGCCGCAGTACCACCCGAAGACCTTCCTACATGAAGACCACTATTTGAAACAGAAGTTAAGTAACCGCCAATATTGACATGACCATTAGATAGTATACGAAGTCTTTCTGCATTGCTTGTTGCAAATCTAAGATAAGTGCTTTCAAAGTTCCACAACTGTCCACCAGAACCATTATATCCGACTCTGAATCCATTACTACTACCTTGAGCAGTTGATGTATCTCTCAACTGAATTTGAGCGCCAGTGCTAGCAGTATTGGTAATTTCCAACATTTGAGATGGAGAACCAACCCCGATTCCAATCTTACCATCAGAAGTTATACGAAGTCTTTCTAATCTATTTCCACTGGTGTCTCTAGTTTTGAAGTACATATGAGCACCATATGAACCATCAGCTATTGCACTAATGAACGCCTCTGGATTGTAATTACCAGAAGAGTTAGTAGGTTGTAATCCTAATTGCACTTCATTAGAGTTTCCTGGTGCCGCAACAACTGATAGATCTCTATTAGCAGCTTGGTTCGCATTACCACCAATAATAACCTTACCATCACTTTGAATTTTTTGTCTTAATTCTCCATTGGTATGAAATGTTAGATTTTTTGATTGACCAGTGTAAATTAAGAAATCTCCAGTATTACTTGCACCGACTATTCCCTGATACCAATTACCATGAGGACTTAGATATTGAATTTGTACTCTACCATTAGTTGCAGTTTGTTCAAGTTTTGCAAGGGCAGAGTCAGTACTTGTTTTTACATGCAAATATGTATCGGGACTTGTCTCATTTATACCAACAAAACCAGCAGAAGTTATACGAAGTCTTTCTTCCGTATCAGAAACAGTTGATGTTCCACCAGTAAGGATTGTTACATGATCTCTTGCTGCTATTCCCAATCCAGT